CCTATGTTGTAAGCGAGGTGATAACAACTTTTGGGGTAAGAGGTTATAGACAAAAATTAAAGATTCCATACAAATTAAGTGATAAATAATGGCAGATTATAACAAACTATCAGAGGCACTTAGAAGGATCGTACAAGCTCCTGAGAACAATTTGATGATATTACATGGATTCGTGGCTAAATATACATCAGGTAACAAAGGGGCTGTAGGAACCATTGACTTCATCTCCATGGACGGAACAGTAAGGATACCCGAGATACCTATAAACGCCATACCCGGATTAACCAAGGGGCAGGTGATCGTCCCAACCATTAAGTCAGATGTTACGGTATTATGGGCCGTAGGTACCGGAAACGCCTCTATATTATCCTTCTCTCATATCGACACCTACAACACTATCTCAACCAAAGAGGTAAATATAGGCGTTACCAGCGAAATACCGGACGATAGCGTTGATTATAACGAGCTACAGGAAGATGGAAACAAGAGCGTAACCACGTATACCAATTCGTCAATAACATCTACCGTCCTAGACAAGACCGGTTCAGCCACCTCATCTATCACCACTGACAAAATAACATCCGAGGTAGGATCGTCAAAGATGGAAGTCGGGAAAGAGCAAATAAAGGAAAGCGTAGGTAATTCCTATGAGAAACTGGATAACTCCGGTGTTACGATAGAGGGACAGCAAATATTTATTGGCGAGGGGGCTACAGAACCGGCGGTATTGGGAACCCAGCTTGTCAATCTCATGGTAGAGTTTATTACAGAGTGCTCAAAAATAACCACACCTACCATGTTAGGGACTATGCCGATCGTTAATCTCGCCAATTTCATACCGTTCCTCGCTAAATGTAACTCATTCTTATCACAAACCGTAAAAGTAAAATAATGGCAAGACAAAAACTAAACCAAGACCTAGATTATGGGTTGATAGATATGCCTGATCTTGATATATCCAACATATGCAGGAACTTGTACGATAGTTTTTATAGTAGCTGCTACCATAAAGAAAAGGCTTAGACATGGAAATATTGCCTTCGTTCCCACCGTGATCGAGCAAGAGTTCGGTGGGAAGTTCGATAATTATATGACCGCTTACTCTTGGGGATATTATATCCGAAATATCATGCCAGACCCTAATAATTTTAAGAGATCAAATCATACAGAGATTCCACAAGACCTAGTCACCTCCAGCCTAGAGGATAGAAAAAATTTTCTTAAGGGATTGCTCAAGGAAGTAAATATAAAGAACAACGGCAAGTATGAGTTCATGAGCCGATCGGAAAAGTTCGCCAATCAATTAGTGGATATATTAAGGAGCGTAGGAGCCATAGCCACTATCACGAAAAGCAAGGGAAAAGGTACGGTTATAAAATATTATGTCCGCTTCTCTTTTGATCCGAGATTTAATAAGATGATAAAACCAACCATAACCCCAGAACATAGAAGATATATAAGACAAGTGATCGAGCTGGACGATCCTAAAGAATGTAGATGTATAACAC